ATACGGTATCCAATCCGTAACATGACGATCCTGTTTACAGGGGTGAAGCACCTTCTCTCTCTTACCCTTCTGGGGGTAGGGGGGTCTTTGGGTGAAAGGATTTAAAGGAGAATTACCATGGAATTCCTGACTCGACAAAAAAGCAAAAGTTACCACGTCATGGTTGGTGAAAACACAGCCTGCAAAATGTGGAATACAGGTAGAATGAAAAAGAACAAAAAAACTTGGGAATTAGACTCAGATCAAACCTGACAAGACTTTATGCACCATGTGATCAAATAATCTAAGTAAAGTTCTAATTCCATGTTAGACTTTTACTAAATTTACACAGGAGAAATCATGGATCAGTTGGAAGAGTTTCACTACTTTAGCTCACCAGTCTACGCAGTTAAAACACCGCAGTTCCTAGACCCTATGCGTAAGGTCAGCAAAAAATATTTAGAAAATTCCAAATGTCGTCACAAGGGTAAGAACCCAATGACATTGATGACTCAAGACTTTTCCGCAGATCCTGATGCCGTAGACTTTGCCGCATACGTCTCACAGACAGCATGGAACATCTTGAACTCACANGGTTACAACGTAGATAACATCGTGACGTACTTTACAGAGATGTGGACTCAAGAGCACAACTTCCATTCCAGNATGGAGCAACATATCCATGGCGGTGGAGTACAGATCNGTGCGTTTTTCTTTTTGCAAGTGCCTGAGAATGCCTGCAAGATGGTGATCTACGATCCACGCCCAGCCAAGGTAATTATTGGTTTACCACCGAAGGACAACAACGCAGTGACTCTAGCGTCCCAGCAGATCGTATTTACTCCGGAAGAAGGCTTACTCATCTTCACCAACTCATGGTTGCCGCATTCATTCACACGCAACTTCAACAAGAACAAGGCAGTGCATTTTGTTCACATGAACTTGTCAGTAGCACCAGCACCAGTAGAGAACGATTCAAATGTGGAGGTCATATGAAATACAGAATTAGGTACAACAAAACCGCAGGCCAACCCGGTCGTGGAACTGAACTACACAAGTGGCGTGTGTTCGATGAGAACAACAAAGAACGTCTATGCAAACAAGTCATTCTCAAAGCTTTGGCTTGGACTGAAATCGATCCCAGTGGAGTTGACTGGAACATGGTCAGCGAAGGCGATATTCACATCAATAAAGAAAATTCTATTATTACCATTCTCTAATTTTATGTTAGACTCTTCTTACCACGATTTGTGGGTTTACTAAGGAGAGTCACATGAAAGCGTTTCCAATACCGGAACACACCAAAAAAGATTATGAATTTCCACCTCAACATGAGGGGATGGATTTACGAGATTACTTTGCCGCTAAAGCGATGCACGGTGTGAATTCTTTCAACTGAAATGGAAAAAATAATGTTATCGGACGACTTCGCATACTGGCTTGGAATTCATGGAAAACCTGACATCCTGCCAAACCAATCAATCTCCATTGAAAACATCATGGATCGGGTATCAGAGGCTGATCTAATCAGCGTTCTATTCTATGGCAAGGATGATCTAGCACTAAAGGCTTTAAAGGAGCTCAAGAGCCGTTTTGAAAGCGAGCTCAACGCTTTAGATGAGATGGTTCAGCATCAAGCTAGAGACAACGAAATGGAGATGGAAAATGCTAACGATTGGAATTGATCCGGGAGCGTCTGGGGCTATAGTAATTTTGGATGATGGCGTGCCCATCGAGTGGACAGCAATGCCTACCTACAAAATAGGTAAATCAACTCGTGTCAATGCATCAGAGCTGACTTACTTTTTAGATCATGGCGTTCATGTGGATCATGTCTACATTGAGGATGTACATGCTATGCCGGGCCAAGGTGTGAGCTCAATGTTTAACTTTGGTCATAGCTGTGGAACCGTGATGGGCGTGATTGGTGTACTAGGCTATGCACACACCATGGTCACTCCACAGAAGTGGAAGAAAGCCGCAGGATTGATTGGCACAGATAAAGAAGCCGCTAGAGCTCGTGCCATCCAGCTATGGCCTGAGTGGCGTGCACTAGATACAAAAGGCAAAGGACAAGCTATGGCTGATGCCGCATTGATAGCGAGGTATGGAAAATGAGCGATTGCATAGAAGAAGTAGGAGTTGTAGGTATCAATTACAAAGGTATATCGATTAGCATCAAAACTAAAAAAGACAATTTAGCAATTACCTTCTTGGAGTAATCATGGACAAACTAAAAGCAATTTTGTTTTTAATTAAATGCGTAGGATGGATTTCGATAAGAATCTTAAAAGGTCAAAAGTGGAACATGATTCAAGTAAATCTTGAAAACCCTGATGGCACTAGGTTACATGTAACTTATCAAAAGACTTTTAAAGGATATGAAATGCATCAATGGAACCAAGAAAAGTACCCATCAAAATGAACCAAAAAGACATTAACGACGCAGTCGATTACCTATACACCCATGGAAAAAAATACGCAGAAGCCAAGGCCCAGCGTACCTACCTTGAGGAATACCGCAAAAGCCAAAAGGCCATGCTGATGAAGACAGCTATGCAAAACGGCGTAAAGACCGTTGCGGCGGCTGAAATAGAAGCCTATGCAGATGCATCTTACCTAGAGGTGCTAAAGGGCCTACAGGCGGCTGTAGAGGCCGAAGAGACACTCAGATGGGGATTGGTATCAGCTCAGGCACGAATCGATGTATGGCGTTCTACAGAGGCGTCTAACAGGGCTATGGATAAGGCGGTAATGTGAACGGAAGCTACAACAAAGCAGAGAGAGCATGGGTGCAGTTAGTCAAGGAGCAACCATGCTCAGTATGCGGTCAGGATGGGCCATCAGACGCCCACCACATAAGGCAGGGAAGGCATTACACAGTTGTAGCTTTGTGTAAATCCTGCCATCAGGGCTCAAAAATGGGTTGGCACGGGGAAAAAGTGGCTTGGAAGTTGGTAAAGATGGAAGAAATCGATGCCCTGAACATCACAATCGACAATGTTTACAAAAATATTTTGAACAGAAAACTGTTCTAAAACAACAAGTTAGAGTCTTTCGAAAGAAATATTTAAAAATATTTGCAAAAAAGCTTGCACAAAGACTCTAACTTCGTGTTATAGTCTTACTTACTGCAACGTCGCAGGTTTATTTAGGAGATTCAAATGATCACAGAAATTCAAGCAAACATCCAAGCTCTCGCAACTGTCGAGTCATTGGTAAACGAAATCGACGCATTGTATGTGCTCGATCAAGAAGCCAAAGCATTGGCTGACAAAGTCAAAGCAATGAAGGTTGACATCGCCAACAAATACGGCGAAGGCAAACACGCTGGTGAGTTGCATAGCGTTGAAGTCAAGTTGGTTCAAGTTTCCGGCACAGTTGACTACGCCGCTTTGTGCGTTGAATACGGTATTACTGAAGAGACACTCAACAAGTTTCGCAAAGAAGGTCGTGCTGACATTCGTGTTTCACCTAAAAAATAATTAATGGGGCTTCGGCCCCTTTTTTTGGAGATTAATATGAAAAGCAGATCTTGGAAAAAAGAATACGTTCGTCTGCAAGAACGCATGGTAGTTGGGGCTCCGGCCCCAACAGTTGGCATGGGAGCCACGATGACTTCCTACTCTCGCCACGCTGGCACTATCATCAAAGTAGAGAAGGCAGGCAAGGGCTTGCTAGTCCACGTCCAGCAAGATAATGTAAAACGTATCGACAGCAACGGGATATCTAAAAGTCAGGACTATGAGTTCTCACCAAACACCAATGGCTCTGTGTATTACTACAAGCAAAAAGAACCTAATTGCCGCTGGGTTCAAATGTACATCAACCCTGAGACTGGTAGATTTAACAAAAAAGATGCCGGGGGTTTATTTGTAGGTGAGCGTGACGAGTACTACGACTTTTCTTTTTAAGGAGGCAGTATGCATAAAGACAATGATCACATTTGGACATCGGCAGGTACCGATATCACCATCCGCTGGCGTGCCCTTGGCTGGGTGCCTCCCAGCGAGCTGGAAGAGTACAAGGCAAAGTGGAAGTACTACCAAGAGCTCCCACTGCGTAAGCTGGATGACCTTGGACGTAAACAGTACGAAGAGGTTTTACGCCGGGCCAAAGTTGCGAGAATTCAGTGAAATCAAATAAAAAAAACATCAGCCAAGAATCATTTGAAAATCTAGTGATCGCTCTGATGAATTGCCGGGACGAGGATGGATTGCTTTTAAACATCCATCCTGCCTTGGCATTTCAAGAGTGGCTAGTAAACATGTACCCCGAAACACTGAGAAACCATTTGTATGGCATCCATACCTACGAAGCACCTGAAAGGAAACCCAATGACTGAAAAGAAGGAAATGAGCCAATTGCAACGTCAACTACTTGGGGGCGGTGGAGCTATCACATTGTTCACCCAGCAAGAGTTCGATGAAGCTTTAGAAATGGCTAAAGCAGAAATTATTGCTTGGGCAATTTTGGCTACTAAAGAAGCAATGCATAAAGAGCGTATGGATTGTGCTGAGATTGTTGAAGATTGGAATGGAGAAAAGAGCCTCAAAGAGATAGCTGAAGCTATTCGCAACCGCATACCAAGTCAGAGGCAATGATGGATTGGTCTTTTGATAAC